TAATATCTTCAAGATCTTTTACAATACTATTTAGTTTAGCTTCATCATTATTTTTAGCTATTTTATGTTGAGGATTTATTGAAACATTAAGAATAATATGTTCTTCCAGTGGATGAGAGCGTTTATAACTACAGATATTTAGTAGAGATTCATCATTAATGAAATTATTTACCAAATGACTTTGAATAACATTTCCTAAAGTATCATCCTCACCGGGAATAAGTATTTCATATGTTAATGTTGATGTTCTATGATTCTTAACACTTATTGGGGTTTCTTTTCCTTGAACGAGAGTTATAAGGTTGTTTTTAAGATTAGTTAACTTATTTTTCATAATATTATTTGCTAATAGGAATAGATCTTTTGATTTAAGATAATGACAACTTGTAATTTTAAAATCATATACATATGGTTCTCCATTAATATCTCTGTGATAATATCTTTCACTTTCAGATAATTCTAAAGAGTTTATGAAACTTAATCTTTCATCTTCATTTGTTATATTCTTAAGATCTGCTTTTTCATTTGCTACACTTTTAAACATATCATTATCTTTTGTAAATGTATAAACAGCATCTGAAACACATTTCCATCGTGAATGTTCTTTACCATTTGATACGGATGGAGATCCATACAATGATATTTCTTGATTATATGAATCACCTGAATATGTATTTTTTAGCTCAGTTATAAGATTGTAATATTCTTTCCCCTTATAAATAAAGGGTCTAATAATTTGTTTTTTTTCTTCTTTAGATAGAGGTTTTTTTAAATCATAATTGTTAATGTCAAGAATATTAAGATTAACATCTTCAAGATTTTCTTTAAGAGGATAGATCTCAAACATTTCACTTGTTACAAACAAGAATGGTTCATCCGTATTATGTTTAACTTGAAGTTGAAACAAGTAATCTTTATTGTATTCAAATGGATCTATAAAGAGTGGGATTAGAGATACTCTATGAAGAAGAAACTCATTGTGAGAAGAAGTTTTATTTATTTCCATTTGAAGATCAGAAGGTTTTCCTTCATCACATCTAAATGCTACACAGGGGATCTCAGATAAAAGTATTCTTCTTAAAGAGTTTACAATACTTTTCTCTAACCCAGTATCTCTATCGCCTGAGATAGTAAATTCTATTGTTTCTTCATCATATTTTGCATCTTCAATTGAAATCTTCATTATTAACTTTATATTAGTGTATAATATTATATTTAAATCAAATTTTATGTTTATTCTTAGATAGATTTTTTTATGACTATATAAATGAGTGAAAGAAAGATATTTATTAGTAAAAGATGTGATCATTGTATTCGATTAATTGTGGGTTTATCTAAACATGATCTTTTAAAATATTTTGATGTAATTAATATTGATACAATTAGTAATATTCCTCCATTTGTAAGTGCTGTCCCTACATTATTTCACAATGGTAAAATAGTTTCGGGAGAACAACTTTTTGATTATATGAATGATTTTGCAAAGAAAATTATGACAACAAATGAAAAAAAAACTAAAGATGATGATGAATTAGAGGCTTGGTGTCCAGATGGTGGGTGTTCGATAGGATTTTCTGAAATAAGTGAAAATGATGATAATTTTAAAGAAAGTTTTCATAAAGATTTAGGGAGTTCATATGAACAACTAAGTTTTGATCCTCAAAAACCATCACAAATGTATAATGAAAACAGTAGTAGTGAAGATAAAAGAGTAGATGATTTTAATAAAAAATATGAGGAGTTTATGAATAGTAGAAAATAATACTTAAAAATAGTGTGCGTATAAAGATATTAAATAGTATAAAGGAATAATAAAATGGATGATGATATTCTGAGCACTAATTTTTTAAAAGTTTTTACTTCATTTGTTAAAGAGTTGTCTACCAGTTTTCCTGAATATGAATCTGTAATATATGAAAACTATAACTCAGTTATTGATTCTACAGATTTTTCTCTTCAAGAAAATGAATTAATGAAAGAGTTCATGGATAGAATACATAAAGTGTCTAATCTTATAAAATCAAAAGATGATAACTTATTTGTGAATGATGAAATATTACTTACAGGTGTATCTTTTAAAAATATATGGTCATCTAAAATAAATGAGAAAACTAAAGAGAGTATTTGGAAATATTTACAAGCATTTAGTCTTTTAAATGTATCATACCGAGCAAATGATGAGTTAAAAAATACTCTTGAGTCACTTTCAACGGGTGAAAAAGAAATAAATACTAAAGATAAAGAATTAATTAAGGAGCTTAAGAATATTAAAGAATTAGGAGAAGAAATTAAAACTGAAAGTATTCATAAAGAAACAGATGAGAATGTAGAACAGAATACTAAAAACAATGATTCTAATCCTATAGAAGATATGATTAAGAACTCAGAAATAGGTAAAATAGCTGAAGAGGTTTCTAACAGTATTAATATGGATGAGATGTTAGGAGATTTAAATGATGACAGTGATATGGGTGAGGTTTTTTCAAAATTAGTAACGAATGGTGGAATAGGAAAGATTTTTGAAGGAATTAATAAAGTTGTTACTGAAAAGGTTGATGAAAATGAGCTTAGTAAAGAAGATTTACAGAAAGAGGCTATGGAGATGTGTGAAAATATGGGAAAAAACTTATTTTCACAAATGGGAAATATGATGGGTGGTCCAGGTGATGCCAATCCTATGGCAATGTTTCAACAAATGGCTCAACAGATGCACCCACAAAGGAGAGAACAAATGAGAACTGAAATGAGTGCACAACCAAACCCTACAAGAGATAGACTTCAGAAAAAACTCGCAGATAAAAAAAAACAGAACTAATTTATTGTATATAATATATTATATACAATAAAGATGTTTACACAATTTTGGATAAATGATATAACTATCTTGTATAATAGAAATCATATATTAGAGATATTTCCGTCTCAAAGTTTTGATATTATACGAAAACTGAATGCTATATTTAGATTTTCATTATACTACAGTTTATTAGTCTTTTTGTATAATAGAAATAATACTAATGTATTTTATATTCCAATTGTAGTTGGTATTTTGACTTATATAGTTTATAAAAAGAATAATAGTATTCAAATAGATGATGCTTTAATACATAGTATTAATGGTAATAAAGAAAGTGTTCAAGATATGGGTGGTTCTTGTCGTATTCCTACCAAAGATAATCCATTTATGAATCCACAACTTTCAGATTTTGGTAATAATGTTAAGGTTAAAGAATCGTGTACTTCATTTGATAACAAAGGAATACAGAAAAAGATTGATGAATACTTTGATGAAGGTGTTTTTAAAGAGTTTTCAGATATATTCAATAATAAAAACTCTCAAAGACAATTTTTTACTGTTCCTGGAAGAGATGTTCCAAATGATCAGGGATCTTTTGCTCAATGGTTATATGGTTCTCCTCCTACGTGTAAAGAGGGCAATATGATAGATTGTTTATCATTTAGAAATGGTGGTGGTATGCCTTCAGGAGGTGTTGATGGAACTTCCACATAAAAATAAAATATATAGTTTAGATATACATATGGTTCAAAATTATTCGGGATACAGTGGTGAGATGGAAAAAATGGAAGAATCATGCTTACAGCAATCAGTCGATGCTAAAGAGTTCACTCTTTTTAATAAAGCCTCTTTAAATAGTGATAGAGCAACAATAGATATTGATATTACTCAATCAAGAGGGCCTGGAAAATATCTTTTAGATAATTATAATGGTTGTGGCTGCGAACTAAAAGATGCTAGAGGATTACAATTATCTCAACCTGTTATTAATTTTGAAGGTGGTAAAGGTTGGATTGGTGAAAAAGGTTGTTTAGTTGATAAAGATAGTGATTTAAGAATAGGTTCTGATAAATTAACTAATTTAAGATATATTAATCAACTTCACGAAAGACCTCATCTAACTACGGGAAATTATATGTATGGTTATCACGATGTAGATAATGAGAGTATTATTCAATCAGGTAATTTCTCTAAAGATCAGAGGCCTTGCAATGTTCTTTCCGGAATCACAATAGGGAATATATTCACACCAATGATCCCTAAATTGAGAGGTGAAATACAAGATCCTAAACACATTATCCCTGAAGATAATATGAAAGATTGGGTTAGGTCCGGTTTACCTACAAGACAAATCGCTAGAAATGAGGATTATATGCGAAGGTGTCAAGAAAAGACTTTTAATTAATTTCTATATGTATATATATATATAGAAATGGATTCAACACTATCCACAATAGATTATATGACAAACAATGAAATACAAGAAGATCTTAAGTATTCTCAATCTGTAGGAAACTATTCCACACTTACCGGATATGGTGTAGGATCTAAACTTACTGATTTAGAATCTAATTTAAAATTGTTAAACTTTCCTCTAACAAATAATCCCAGTAAAAAATACTCACCTGATAAAAGTGAGAAAGCAATAAATATTTTTAAAGATGATGGTTTTTTTAATAGTGAATATGTTTCTCAAGTGAACAATCCACTAGATTTAAAAGAACAGGGTATTAATCGTTTTCAGTTCCTTCATTTAGATCCGCAGAAAAACGCAATAGAACCATTTCCTAGATTAGGAAATAATACAGTCTTAGAAACATTAGATAATCATAAAACATTTTGTTAAGTGAATACTATTCTTTATCTACCACAACCACAATCAGAATCTTTTAAGAAACCGAAATAACCTATAATACTTAAGATAAATAATAAAAATAATAAATCACAACTACTCATATTCTTAAAATAATTTTTCATTCTACTATCCTATATAAAGAATAGTAGAAAATATTTAAGATTTATTCTATAATTATAAAGTAATTATAGAATAATGATTCATTATCTTCATGATTCCATAATATATGATACAGAGAAAAATATAACTTATCTGAACAATAAGAGAAAAACAAAAGTCAGTATCAATAACTGGCATAATTATTTGGATATTATTGGATGGAATAAACTTAATTTGGGTTTTATAAAGCTCTTAAACCGAAATAGTGAAAAAAGATACAAGAACTCTCCCTATGGGGTTTTAGATTGTGGTGGCGATGGGGATTGTTTGTTTCATTGTATATCTTACTCATTATCAAGTGAGTTAAAAGAGTATTATGATTTTAAAGATATCCGTGATATGATTGCTGAATCAATTGATGATGCTATATTCAAAGATATTATTGAAACATATAAAATCCTTCAAGATAGTGGAGATTTTGATGAAGATTGGAATCCTTACGAAATTAAATGTAAAGAAGACTTCAAAGATATTATTAAAGAAGGTGGAAATAATTATTGGGGGGATCATATACTTTTTCAGCTTATAATAAGAGCTTTAAAGATAAATATACTACTACTTAGAATAAATAATATAAATGAAGATTACGGTATATATCCTACTTATCAAGAGTATAACCCTTTGCAGAAAACAATGATATTATTATACGAAGATAATATTCATTTTAAGTTAATAGGATTCTTTAAAAATAAAATGATAACACTTTTTAAAGACGAGGATATTCCAATAGAAATAAAAAGAATCTATAGTATAATATAATATCTTAAAATGGAAGGAGCTATCTTTTTAGGATTAATTGGAATGGGATATATTATGAGCTCTAAAGAGTCTCATAATATAGATAGTGTAATGAAACCTAAATTACAAGAAAGTAGTGAAACCAGTGTTTATGATGTAAATAATTATAAAGATTCTAAAAATGTTGAGAAAAGTTTACTTGAAGAAACTCACAAAAAAGCTTATGATAATAAAAGTAATATTGTTGACGATATTACTGGAAAAGAAAAAATATTTGATATAAGTCAGAATACAGAGGGTTATGGTGAAAATGTTTTTAGTGAATTATTGGGTATAGATATTTCTAGAGATGCTTTTACTTCAGATGATAGAGGTGTTCAGATGGCGCCTTATTTTAGCGGGGGGACACGAGATGGGGGTCGTGGTGCATCAGCGGCAGGTGCTATTA